CCGGTGGCCCGATTTATGGCTAAACTAATTCTAATGCCACAAGATTCATTAAGACAGTTAATGTCTGTATTATAAACGGGGCGAATAAGTTCTTTTTCAAATTCTTGAGCCTGTAGCCATCCATCATCGGTATAATCAAATTCTTTAAGAATCTCTTTCTGTGGATTATAGATTTGCCATTTTTCTTTATGGGTTATTGGGCTTCCCATATACTCTTCGTTAAAGGTTTTTTCTTTATGAACTCCAATGTAGTAAAGAGGTGCCTCTTGAAAGGTTATTTTGTAGACGTAAATTCTTGGTTCCATAGTTTATCTGGAAATTCTGTTTAAATGATTACCAGCCATATTTAGAAGAGCATATCCAGGGCATTTGGAACGGGAGTTTTGTTTATTCTCTCGGAACCAATTTTGAAATAATCTCCGTTAAGTTCCATACCGATATATCCTCTCCCCGTCTTCTTTGCAGCAGCACCAGATGTTCCGCTTCCAAATACATTATCTAGAACCACATCACCCTCGTTGGTATAGGTCTTAATAAGGTATTCCATAAGAGCTAAAGGTTTTTGTGTTGGATGTAGACCCTTTTCCTGTTTGAATTTTATAACGGTTTTTGGATACCTAGAACCTTCTGGATTATCACGATGCTCGGATTTCAGATCTCCATAGACTTCGCCCAGTTTTTTCTTGGTTGACTTAAATCCGCCATAAGGAGTAGAAAGAGTCATCTGTGGATTGTATGTTGGACTCTTTCTATAGAAGACCACTATATTCTCGTGAGACTTAAGAGGCTGATATTTGGCTACCATTGGATTTGTTCCTTGGGGTTTTTCCCATATCCATTCATATCTAAAATTTTTAAGATTGGATGATATAAGAGCCGTAGTAAAAGGCTGTGATGCAGTGAAAACCATTGCTGCATTTTCTTTTGCAATTCTATTGTACTGGTTCCATAAAGGCTCAAATGGAATAAGAATATCAAACTTTGCGGCTGTTATTTCATATGGTAGATCTGCCAGAATCATATCAACCGAATTGTCGGGAATATTCGGCATAATCTCTAGGCAATCTCCTTGATATAAATCAATCAATTGAAATAACCTCCGGCGTGATATTGGCATTGAGCAGCTTTATTGTGGTCCAGATTTGACCACTTAAGGAGTGTCTTATTTCTGCTCTGTAATTGTCAGTGTCACAGTACCATCCAGTCTGAGTTTGATTTTTGCCATATTTCGGCAGCCAATTAGCCTCTGAATAGTTTAACAGTTTACTCTCAAAGAAGAAGATGTAATAGTTCTTACTTGAGGGCTTTTTTGTCTCGGTTGCACAGCACACATAGACATCTTCTTTCTTGTCCGAAAAGAATTTTATCTTATCCTCAAGAGTTTCATATTCTCCGCTTCTTGATCCGCTGATAACGAGAGTCTCATTTTTTCTATTGTATTTGCCACTCTTATTTGATATTCTATATGTCTCACCATCAATGGTGCATACCTGATCTTTTCCAATACAATGAGACTTATCTGGTTTCCAATCGCTATATCCTTCGCCGTCTTCAACGGATTTGGCAAATACCTCTTCCCAATATTCGGCGATTACAGGTAGATCGTAAAGTTTGTGGTGTCTTTTTATTCGTTTTTGTATAGCTCGCTTTATTGTTTTGTTTAACATCAAATATATTTGCGTATTATTTCGCTGTATCTATTATGATCAATCTCAAGAAACGGTGAATATTTCTCTAGCTTGCTGCTGATAATATTCCATATTGGATCTTGTAGAAACTCATTATATTTTTCCTTTAGTTTCAAGACCGTTAACATAATAAGAAGAGTCTCAAATTTAATTGTCTTATTGAGATAAGACCTCAAGATCTTAGGATGTTTTGAGCCATCTATTTTTACTACCTCAAACAGATGTTGATTATCTGTAAGAGTTCTTAGGTCTTGCTCAAAAATGTATGTTAATGACTCTCTAATTCTAAGACCTTCTGTGTATATTCCTTCACCGTTTTTAATAATATCCCCGATCCACAATGAGGCCGGATTGTCCGATGCAACAAAATTGAAAACAAAGAAATCTATTATCTCTTTTGGTTTCTTCTTTCTGCTCAATCTTTCAAAAAATAAACGATCCTTAGATTTCTTAAAGGTCTCTTGGGAGCATTTTATTTTACCGTGATATTTAAAATAATCATATGAAGGAGTTGAAAAATGTCTTTTCAGTGCAAGAAAGGTGACATAAACTTCAAACGGATTCATAGAGGTAGTCTAGCCTTAGAACCTCCCTTTAGAAAATTGAGTCTGGTTGCATCGCCTTGAATTTTTTCCTTAAGAGTTTTGGTTATTAGCTTTGGAGCTAATTCAATGTCAATATTATTGGCATCACAGTATTCAGTAATTGCAGAGATGTAATTTAGATCATCTCTTTCTGAAACCATTTTCTCAATCTCTGCTGCAAATTTATCTGGACTATTGAACTTCTTTTCAAATTCTTGCTTCAATTCATCTGTTGCTTTCATTTTTGTCTGATATAAATTTGTTGATGTATTTTCTTAAAATCTTGACATACTTCTGTAGGTCTTTTTCAATATAGACTTTCACCTCGCCATTTTGACAAGACATAATGATCACTAGCTGTTTTGGCATGATGCCAAATAACTCTGCATACATGAGAGCATAGGTAAAACATTGAACAAAATAACCTTCAATCCATTCTACGGGCTTTGGTTCTTTTGAGGTTTTATGGTCTATGACACTTAGAACTCCTTCATAATCGGCAATCATATCTGGAGTTCCGGCTAATTCCCATAATAGTGAATACAACGGATTTTCAATCGTATAGATCTTGCCTATATTCTTAAAGGTTGGAATTGCATTTTTAAAAAGTATCTTAGCAAGAGCCGACTTCTCTGGAATTTCCTCGTTCTTGAAAAATGCCTCAGAAAGAGCATGATATTGAGTTCCTAAAGTTGTGGCAAATTTTGTGATTTTATTTGCCTCGTCTTCGCCAACTCTCTTTCGCCATTCTGCAATTTTTTCTTTGTTATAATTTGATGTAACTGAGGTAACAGAAATAAATGTTAGTTCTTTTTCGGCATCAGGAATTTTATAATACCTGATGCCATCAATAGTTGTTCGCTTTATTTTCGGAATGTCTAGTTCGGCGTGTTCAAAGATGGGTCGTTGGATTACGTTTAATTTTTCTTTTAGATTCATTTTTACTGAGTGTCAATTTTATGTTCCGCCACTAGGAATTCTTTAACCAGATTTGAGCGAATCACATCTTCAATGCCAAATTTAATAAGGTCAACTGATTGCATTTCATTTAAGACATCAACAAAATGATTAAACCCCATACGCTCACTCTGCTTCACCAGATCCGATTGTCTATAATCTCCGGCAAAGAAAATCTTACTATCTTGCCCAACGCGAGTGATAATGGTAGAAAGGTGATGATAGTTGAGATTCTGACATTCGTCCACAATTATTAGACAATTATCAAAAGTGGTTCCTCTAAGAAAAGAGACACACATGAAGTCAATTATCTTTTCACTCTTAAGAAGTCCATAGATCATTTCAAATTCTTCATCGGTTGAAAGATCAAACATGGATTGCACCATTTGCTTATAAGGAGCCTCAAATGGTGCAATCTTCTCGGCCACATTACCAGGAACGAATCCAATTTCAAGAGATTGTACTGTAGACCTAACGATAAGAATCTTATCATAAGGAGTTCTTTCGTTAAGAACTTCTCTTAGTGCATTGTAAAGAAGAACGTGAGTTTTACCCGTTCCCGGCGATCCGTAAGCTAAAATATTTTGTCCTCGTTCATAAGAATCAAAAAGCTTGGCCTGATTATCAGTAAGAGGGTGCATTTTATGCAACAGCTCTAAATTAATTGTTCTACCATTTCGTCTTTGATTTTTATTGTAGCCTAAAGAAGTTCGTTCGGATGTAGCCCTTCTTTTACGAGTCATAGGTTTGTGTATGTTTGTTTGTTAGATTTTACCAATTTGGCTCTTTGTGCCGGCTGATTTATTTACCTTTTGTAGGACTTCATTCCATCCGGGGTTCTTTTTAATGAGCTTATCTTTCCACTCTCCGGTTTCGACAAATCCGGCGGCACCTTCAGCCCAATTCCGGGTCCACTTTGGATTTTTTGCATACCAAGACGCAATATCGTGAACGCTCATTTCAATTACTTTAGTTTCACCAGTTTCTTTATTAATAATCGGATAAATTGCCATTTTCGTTCGTAGTTCTAAAGTATTTATTGGTAATCATATGACCCATTCGGTATTAGCTCCACCCAAAGCTTCAGAGACAACTGGAAAACACTCAGCAAAAATAGCCTTACATGCCTTTGCCACTTCTTGATGTTCTAGTTGGGTTCCATTCTTTTCTCTGAGGGCGATATATGTGATCCACGATCTGAGGCTTCCTTTCATATAAAGTCTAGTCATTGTTGCACCGGGAAGTACCATTCTGGCGCTTTCCTTTGCCACCCCAAGGCTTAAAAGTTTCTTATAGAGATTTCGTGAGACCCCAAAATGCTGTCTAATTTCTTCTTGTAGTGTGAGTTTTAAATAATCACCCAAATCGTCAGTTGAGTTTTGTCTATTCTTAGTGTCTTGCTTTCTTAAATCTGGAACGGGAATATCCAGATCCAATTCTGTAGCATCAGCATATCTTTGAGAAAATTGTTGAAATTCAAAGCTCCTGTGCCGAAGAATTTGTGTTGCAATAGGAAGTTGGCAGTTAATCTCTACCGTCATATCAGCCATCTGGAAAATACTCCAGTGCTTCTCTCTGATACAATACTTAAGAAGACCGCTAAATTCTTCGTTGTCCTGATTTTTAGGATTAGATACTCTTGCACAATATGCAATTAACTTTTCCGCATCTTGTGTATGTGAAACTAATTCAACTTTGCTGCTCATTCTCTTCTTCTCTATTTTTCTTACGTGAATTCTTAAGGTCTTTCACAAGAAGTTTAATCTCTTTATAAGCCTCATCTTCGGTCATTTTATCTCCAATCTCAAGACCAACAATAATTCCGATTCTATCGGCAAATGCTGCAAGATCTTTTTCAAAAGGTGTCAAATTGTATGCCATTAATCTACCTCCAAATATTCAGGGTCTTCAAATTCTTTTTGTATATTCTGCATCATATCTTCAAGTCTGATAACATTATTTTGTTCATCCTCAACGATAATCTCGTCTTCAAGTAGTTCAACAATATTCTTTAAATTCTGAATTAGAAGTTTAAGGGTCTTATTGTTAAGCTTTTCTTTGGCTGGCTCGTTTGAGCTATAGTATCCTAGCATAGGTTCTCCTGTTTGTCAAGCCCCCTCTGGAGGCAGTGTTTATCGGTTAATATCTTTTATTGTATGGTGCTGACAATTAATATTCTGTAGAATGTATTGAACACCAAGATTAGAATCTGCCTTTCCGCAAGTGAAAATATCAAATGCAGCTTTTCCTTTCTCCGGAAAGGTATGCACAGAAATATGTGATTCCGATAGCAATAAAATAGCAGTAACTCCTTGTGGTTCAAATTTATGGGACATGCAATTCAAAACTGTTGCTCCACACTTTTCGGCTGCTACTCTTAAGACATGAATAAGAAATTGCTCGTCATTAAGTAGATTAAAATCACAACCGTAAACGTTTAACAGACAGTGATGGCCCATGCTACTCATCAGGAGTGTCCTCCAACAGTTTAGAAACAATTTGTTCAGTTCCGTCAAGATTTTTCATTTCGTATAACCTGCTCCGCATATAACGTTTAACTTTCTTGTATCTCTTAAGAAGTTTATCTAATTCCTTCTCATTAATAATCGCCTTGGCAAAACCACTCATCGTTTCCAGTTTCTAGGGTTAATTTTTCCATTAGAATGCTCAATTTTATAAATATGATTTCCAAACCTATCATAATAAAGGTCAAAGACAGTTACCATTTTTGAAGAACGGCAGATGTCAATGCGATTTCCATCGTTATCACTATACTCAACAATATGAGCGTCCGTAGGCAATTCATTAAGATTTATGTCATCTCTATTCACATCGCTCAATAGAATTTCGCAATGATAATTGCTAGGTAAAGAGTTTAGCTCTTCGGTTGTCCACGGTTCGGACTTATTACTCATTTTGTATTCTCCATTTCTTTATAAAACTCATAGGCTCTTACGGTTTGAATGATTTCTCTTGTTGCATTTGGGTTTCTTTCAACTCCCCAGCGAACACTCCAATCCTCATCTCGAGTAAGAATTGTTAGGATTTCTGGTGGTG